GGAATTTCAACCTTATATGATTAATAGATTTTTATCAATGGATAAATCTCTTATAGCTTTAGTTGACTTTTTTCAAAAATATTCTATTGGATTGTTAGAACCTAAAGATACTTATAAATGGTATTGTTTAATAGTACCAACCGGTAAAAAATGGTTTCCGTACATAAAAAGCAAAAAGAGCGAACAATATCCTAATTGGCTAATTAATTTAGTTAAAAAACATTATGAGGTTAATAAAAAAGATAGTATTGAATATTTAAACTTTTTTTTGAATTATAAAACTAAAACTGCCGGCAGGAAAGTACTTAAAGATCTGTTATTATTATATGGCACTGATTTAAAATTAATACAGGGGGTTATTAAAGATGAATAAACATATATCCTATTCACAATACAGTATTTGGTGCGGGTGTCCTTTTCGGTGGAAATTAAAATATGTAGATAGTATACAGCTTACAAAGTCAAATATTTATTTAGTTTTTGGAAAAGCCATGCATTCTGTTTTTCAAAAATATCTTACAATAATGTATGAATCTACTATTAAAAAAGCTGATGAATTAGATTTACCTCAATTTTTACAAGAAGAGTTATTTGCTGAAGTAAAAAAAATAAAAGAAGAAGAGAAAGAACTTCCCTGCACTAAAACAGATTTATATGAATTCTTTGAGCAGGGAGTTATAATGCTTGAGTGGTTTAAGAAAAATCGAGCAAAATATTTTTCTAGAAAAGATTGGACATTGTTGGGGTGTGAAGTGCCTTTAAATATTAAGCTTGAAAATAATATAAATTTTATTGGATTTTTAGATATAGTTTTACAGCATAAGCCCACTAAACAAATTAAAATTATTGATATTAAAACGTCAACTATGGGGTGGAATAAGTATCAAAAACAAGATAAAATTAAAACTTCTCAACTACTTCTTTATAAAAAGTTTTATTCTCATCAGTATAATTGTCCGATTGAAAAGATTAGTGTAGAGTATCTTATATTAAAAAGAAAGTTATATGAGAATTTTCAATATCCACAACGGCGAATTCAAACGTTTACACCGGCTCACGGAAAAATTAGTATAAATAATGTTGGAAAATCTCTAACAACGTTTATTAATCAATCATTTGATGAAACCGGCAATTATAAAATGGGTGCGGTAAAAACCCCCAGTAAAAAAAGCTGTAAATATTGTGAATTTAGAGATACAAAATATTGTGACGGAGAAAATAAATGAAATCATCTCGTTCAATAGGAGTATTTTTAGATTTAGTTATTGGACCTAATGAAAAAAAGATATTTGAACAATTAAAACAATGTAGTAGACAAGTAGCTAAACAACATTTTAAAGTTCTTTTTTTTCATTCTGGGCTTAAAGAGACTCAAATAAAATCTTTTATTCAGCGAAATTCTGATGATGTGTTTTATATAAATGTAGATATTACAAAAGATTTTAATAGAAGAGTTTTTTATATGATTGAGCCCGAATCTTCAAAAATTGTAATATGGGATTTTAGATATAAATTTATGGGGAATATAATACCGGGATTAGTAGAGTATAAAAAGTTAATTAATCATGTTTCAAAGCGAGAGCGAGAATATCATAGATGAGAGTAGGAATTGTGGGCTCGAGGCAGTACACAGATCGAATTAAAATTAAGAATTTTATTTTTAAGTTGAAAGAACAGTATGAGGGTAGTGGTAAACTTAATGAAGGTATTATTATTGTAAGTGGGGGTTGCAAAAATGGCGCTGATAAGTTTGCAAAAAAATATGCTCTTGAATTAGATATTAATTATGAAGAATATCCTCCATTTCATGATTCTTATAATTTATATTGTGTTTTACCTGAACGGCTTTATGGAAAGCCATACCACGTTTCAAATTATTTTGCCCGTAATAAATTAATTGCGAAGAATAGCGACATGGTAGTTGGCTTTATTCCAGAAGGAGTTCGATCAAATGGAACAATGTCAACAATAAAATATGCAAAATCATTTAATAAAAAAACTTTAATTATCATGTAATTTTTACATTTATATATATTTATATATAGATAATAGTTAGGAGAAAGTTATATGAAAAGCGTTAAATTAACTTCAGTAAAAATTCTAGAAAGTTTATATCGTAATTTTAAGACAGTTATTGTTAACTCATCTATGTCTCTTCAAAAATTAACAAATAGATCGATTTTTTTGTATTTAAATGATGAAGATTTTAAAGAGCATATAGAGACAGCTGATCAATTAATAGTAAGCGGCAGTAATTTTTAAGTTATAGAATAATAAATTAATTACTTTTTATAAAATAGTGGAGTTGCAGTATAATGGGTAAGCGCAAAATATTGTTATTAAGTGATGATTTGAGAATGTATAGTGGAGTTGCTACTGTATCTAAAGATATAGTTACAGGAACATTGCATCATTATGATTGGGTTCAGATTGGGGGAGCTATAAATCACCCCGATGATGGAAAGGTTGTAGACTTATCTGATTCATCTAAAACTGAACTGGGAATAAAAGATGCGTATTTAAAAATATATGCGACAAATGGTTATGGATCCCCCGATTTGTTAAGACAAGTTATTAATATTGAAAAACCTGACGCTATATTACATTATACAGATCCTAGATTTTGGCTTTGGTTTTATCAAATGGAGAGGGAAATAAGAGTAACAACACCTATATTATATTATCAAATTTGGGACGATCTTCCCGACCCAATGTGGAATGAGAATTTTTATAGAAGTTGTGACTTATTAATGGCTATATCAAAACAAACTTACGGGATCAACAAACGCATATTATCAGATTATGAAGATTGGCAAGTAAAATATATACCTCATGGAGTAAGTTCTAAACGGTTTTTTCAAGTTAATTCAAATAATTCCAACTTTCAAGATTTTAAGAAACAATATAATTTAGATAAATATGATTTTAAAGTATTATATTTAAATAGAAATATTAGAAGGAAAATGCCAGGAGATGTAATTTTAGGGTTTAAACATTTTATGGATCAGTTAAGTGAAGATGATCAAAAAAAATGTGTATTAATTTTCCATACTGCCCCTGTAGATGAAAATGGAACTGATTTAAGAGAAGTTTGTAAATCTTTAATACCCGATTATTCTGTAATTTTTACTTATGATGACGGCGGCGCCTTTGATGATAAAAAAATGAATTATCTTTATAATGCTGTAGATTTATATATTAATATAGCTTCTAATGAGGGTTTTGGATTGGGGAGTTTAGAAGCTTTAACTGTTGGCACACCAATAATTGTTAATGTAACTGGAGGTCTTCAAGATCAGTGCGGATTTAAAAAATGGATCCCCAATCAAACTGGTGGTGGACAATCATTAGAATATTTGACAGCGGATGATTATATTGAATTGGGATCTAATCATCAGGGGAAATATAAAGAACATGGAGAGTGGGTAATACCTGTCTGGCCCAAAACAATTAGCTTACAGGGATCTCCCCCAACACCCTACATTTTTGATGATAGATGCGATTGGAAGGATGCCGCAGATGCGATTTTAAAGTGGTTTAATATGGGACATGAAGAACGAGCTCGTAGAGGAGAGGTAGGCAGGCAGTTTGTAGCTGATAATAATATAGGAATGGGCTCTATTGAGATGAGTGATAGATTTATAAAAAGTATAGATCAATGTTTTAAAAAATGGCATCCGAAAGATCGATTTGAATTAATTAAAACTACGGAGATAGAGAAAAAACTCCCGTTAAAATTAATAGGTGATGAATGAAAAAACTAGTTTTGATTACAGGACCATTTAGTACAAGAAGTGGATATGGGGATCATGCTAGGTCAATTTTTTATGCTTTAAATAATGCAAAAAAATATGATATTAAATTGCTTGATGTGCGTTGGGGAGATACCCCCAGAAACTATTTAAACCCCAAGAATTCTGATCATAAAGCTCTTTTAGATTGTATACTTGCAGACCTCATGCTTGAAAAACAGCCAGATATTTACATCGATATTAGAATTCCAAATGAATTTGAAACGTATGGGAAGTTTAATGTGGGAATAACAGCCGGAATTGAGACAACGGCCATTTCTCAAAAATGGGTTGAGGGATGTAATAAGATGGATTTAATTATAGTTCCATCTAAACACAGCAAAGATAGTATAGTTAATACTGTATTTGACGCATATCAAAATTTACCAGATGGGACACAAAAAAAGGTAGGTGATTTTAAAGTAGAAAAGCCGGTAGAAGTTATTTTCGAGGGTATGGATACATCTATTTTTAAACCCCTTAATGTAAAGGATGTAGATAGGAGTATTTTAAAATTAATTAATAATACTATTAAAGAAGATTTTGCTTTTTTATTCGTAGGCCAGTGGGTAAAAGGTGGCTATGGAGAGGATCGAAAAGATATTGGTCGATTAATAAAGATTTTTTGTGAAACGTTCGCTAATAAATCTAAACAGCCCGCATTAATCTTAAAAACTAGCGGCGCAACATTTTCTTTTATAGATAAGCAAGATACACTTACTAAAATAAATAATATTAAATCTAAGTTTCCAGCTACTTGGAAATTACCACCCATATATTTATTGCATGGTGATTTAACTGATGATGAAATGAACCATTTGTATAATCACCCTAAAATTAAATGTATGGTTTCTTTTACCCACGGTGAGGGATTTGGTCGGCCATTTTTAGAGGCATCAATGGTAGGCCTCCCAGTTATAGCTCCCGGGTGGTCAGGGCAGATTGATTTTCTTGATCCCGAAAATACTATTTTTATTGAGGGAAAACTTGAACAAGTACCCAAAGCAGCAGTGTGGGAAGATATAGTTATACCTGAAAGTCAGTGGTTTGTAATTGACGAACACCGCGCATATTTAGCTTTAAAATTTGCAGTCGAGAATAAATATAGTATTAAAAATAAAGCTAAGAATATGATGCATAAAAATATAAAATTATATTCTCTTGATAAAATGATGACATTATTTAATGAGATTTTAGACAAGCATACAGAACATTTAGCCACATCTATACCTTTAAAGTTGCCCAAATTAAAAAAAATAACTTAAAATGAAAATTATAAGTAATTGTGCTTTGTGTGAAGAACATTCATTGCACGTAATTGAAACTGATGATACTACTATGATGCAGTGTTTGTTTTGTGGGTATGCCACTTCTAATAAATTAGTTGGGGATAAGGAAATAAATGCCGAATATCATAAATTACCAGATGATATGAAGCGGTGGTCAAAAGAAAAGGACGGTCAAGTTTGGATTCCCGGCATTTTAACATTGCCGGAAGGAATGATATATCCTATAGATATTGACGGGCATATGAGTTGGGCGTATGCAGATATTAAACCCATACCACTTGATGAAAGAGAAAAATTTAATGATTCTACTGGCACAGTTTATGAGGTTTTTTATGATGTCGACAATGCGGTAATATATAAAAAGTTTTATGAATGTTTATTAGAATTAAATATTAAGGTTCGTGAGAATAGATTAAAAGATTCTCAAATTAAACTTCCCAAACTGAAAAAAATAAATGGCTAGAAAGATTGTAAAATGGGCACAAGTTCGACCCGGCGATATTATATCGTTTAACTATCAATCGAAAAAGAAAAAGCGGATGCTTGAGCAAGTAATTGTAGTTTTGAATCCGCGGTTACCTGTACTGTTAAAAGATGGTTCGGAAATGATACAAACTATTGGGTTGAAAATAAAAGAGGCACAGGTTCTTATTGTTAAGGGTGGGATATTACATACGTTATTTGAAGCTTTGGGTAACGTGCAGGTAGTTGATAAAGAAAATTTTATTTATAGGGTAGAGATAAATCGAACCTTTATTGTGAATGACATATTTGGCGTAAATGATAGATTTTATCAAAAAATAAAATATTTTGTACGCAGATACGATATTTATAGAATTTATGATTGGGAAAAGTTGCGCAAACTACCACTTTATTTAGAATCTCTTGAATTTGAAAGAATTACTGGGCGCACAGTCGACGTCTTATGAAAATATCATATTCCATTTTAACACATAATGAAACTAAGTCGTTATTAAAATTAATTGATTTTCTTGTCGGCCATAAAGATGAAGAAGATGAAATAGTTATTCTTGATGATTATTCAGATAACGAAGAAACTAAAAAAATATTTGATGTTACAGTACCGGTTTATGATATAAAATTTGAACAGCGACACCTTTTAAAAAACTTTGCTGGGCAAAAAAATTATTTAAGAAGAATGTGTGGGGGGGATTATATTTTTAATCTTGATGCTGATGAGCTGCCAAAATTACATTTAATAAGAAATATTAAATCGATTATAGAAATGAATTCAACTATTGATTTATTTTGGATTCCGCGAATAAATACTGTCGATGGGTTAACTCAGGAACATATTAATAAATGGGGGTGGAACGTAAATGAAAGTGGTTGGGTTAATTTCCCCGATTTTCAAGGCCGCATTCATAGAAACAGACCTAATATTAGATGGAAAAACCCTGTTCATGAAGTTATGGAAGGATATAATGAATATTCTTTTTTACCAGCTGAAAAAGAATATTGTATTGTTCATCATAAACTGATTGAAAAACAAGAAAAACAAAATGAATTTTACAGAGAAATAAGATGAGAGTATTAGTCACGGGAGGTGCCGGCTTTGTTGGTACAAATTTAATAAAAAGATTATTAGATGATGGTCATAATGTAATATCAATTGATAATTATTCTACAGGAAAAAAGGAAAATCATCAAGAAGGGTGTAGATATTGGAATTTTGATTTATCAGATAAACGAAATGATGTTTTAGAAAGAGATGAATATGATATTATATATCATATTGCTGCGTTAGCAAGAATACAACCATCATTGACAGATCCATATAAATCCATATATAATAATTTTGTAAGTACATTACATATACTTGAACGATCGAGATTAAATAATATTCCGGTAGTATATGCTGGTTCAAGTACATTTCATCACGGCTTATATAGTAGTCCCTATGCTTGGTCTAAATATAGTGGTGAAGAATTATGTAAACTTTATAGTAGTGTATATGACCTAAATACTTCTATATGTAGATTTTATAATGTATACGGAT